ATTCCATATTTTCTGATATATACTTTAAATAGATAAGGTCGCTCCTTATTAAGTTTTAAGCCGACTCCTATATAGGCGGGGCCGGTTTTTTTATTACAATATATGACAGACAGACTCGCTTCATGGAGACTTGCTCACGGAGAACAAGCCCAAATACTCCAATGGCTTGCAGAAGATTGGAGTTATCAATATATCGCTAATCTCGTCAAAGAAACATTCAGTAAAGAAATTTCCCGCCAAACAATATTTGATTATTCAAAAAGGTATAAAACCGAAATTGATGAACTAAGGAAAAAAATAAATTCCGATGTTCTGAATATACCTATTTCCAATAAAGAGGTTCGCCAACAACGCAGAGAGCGAATATTTAATATGTATATGGTTAAGGGTGAGTTAGAAAAAGCCCGCGAAGTTTTAGATGAGGCCAAAGAAGAAATGGAACCAAAACAATCCGGCGTTCATGTCGGAGTGAGGGTTGACAATGCTCCAATTAACGGAACAGGATACCGACCAGATTCTCTCCGAAGAATTGTTGAAGCTATCGAGCGAAGAACAGCAGGGAATCCGGCGTGAAGCTAAATCTGCTTTAGCGCGTGATCCTGAAAATCCCGATAAATCAAACGACTTCTGTGAGTTTGTCCTTAAGGACGACAAGGGCCAGGAAGTTAAGAATTCTGCCATCCATCGTGAGATAAACTGGCATATCGACGAGTGTCGTCGTCTCAAACTTAACTGCGGTATCCTTGCTCCCTGGCGCCATGGAAAGACTGAACAGGTAGTCATAGGTCGCACGCTGCAATTCCTCGGGGAGAATCAGAACAACCGCGTCTTTATAGTCTGCAATGCCGACGATAACGCCGCCGCGCGTGTCGAGTCGATATCTAAATATATAGAGCATAGCCAAGAATATCACGAAGTCTATCCTAAGGTTAACCCCGGGAATAAAACCGAATGGGGCAGGCATAAGTTGATGGTCGCACGGGAGAGTTTTTCTAAAGATGGATCGGTTGAAGCCTGGGGAGTCATGACTTCCGGCACTGGGTCCGGCTGCGACTTTCTGATAGTCGACGACCCCGTAGATTTAAGAAACGCTATCCTTAACCCGGCGCTTAGACCACAAGTCAAGGAATCGCTAAAGAATGTCTGGTTTAATAGACTCGCCCCGAATGGGTTTAAGATTTATATCGCGACGATATGGCATGAAGACGACGCAACTAGCGAATTGCTCAAGAATTCTGAGTGGTGCTTTTTGGTTATAAAATTATCTGAGGATTTCAATAGTTTCGAATGTGAGTCTCCATTAAAAGGAAAGTTCAACATACCGCTCTGGGAACAGTGGCCCAAACAGATGTTGATTAAAAAATGCAAGGATATCGGCAGGACCGCATTCAATAGAGGTTTTAGACAAAGTGCGTTGAGTGATGAGAACAGAACGTTGCCCTCATACCTGACGATCTTCCGATACGGCGTCAGTCCGCAGGACCTGGTGCAACGCGGATGGCCCCGGGTTGGTGGCATGGACCCGTTCGGCAAGTTCGTTGTCATCTTCACGCTGGCCGTGGACCCTACAACCGGCAAACGTTATCCCTTGGAAATAAGGCGCGGAAAGTGGGGGCCAACGGAGTCGGTGAATCAACTCATAGATGCATATAGCACGCACAGGCACCAGCTCATCGTGGTAGAGAACAACGCTGCCCAGGATGCGATAGTGCAGTGGGCCCTGGAGAAAGGCCATGCTTCGATGCCTATACTCCCATTTGCGACCGGAAAGCAGAAGGTGGACCCGATGATAGGCCTGCCCGGAATGGAGGTCGAGTTCGCTAACAACTCCTGGATCGTAGCCATGGGCAACACTGAGCACGAGCCAGACTGCAAGTGCGGCTTCTGCGTCTGGAAGAAAGAAATGGGCAGTCATCCGGTAGGTGAGGCAGCCGACACGGTCATGGCATCATGGTTTGCCCGGGAGGCCGCAAGGGCGATCACCTTGGGGGTTCAGCCGCAGGAAGAGCAACAAGGCGAGGTTATTACCGAAGAAGAGGTCGGCCTGGAGCGTATTTCGATAGGAAATTACTAACAAACTCCATGAGCACTACTGGAGGGTTCCTACAGAGTAGAGTAGAAATAAAAATCAGCGCAAAAGCGCGGTTTTATTAACAATCAAGGAGACATGCATGTTTGGCCTAAGAGTAGTATCCGACAAAGCATTCAAAGAGCTTATAGAGACCGTAACGCTCCAATCCAGGACACTTGAAGATATCGGCTGGATAAATGTTTCTCTTCAAGATAACACTCAGCTGCAGATTATAGGCGAAGGTTTCAAGAAGATGCTGCGGACCTGCCGGATCTACTACACCAAGAACCCGCTGGCCGGACAATGGGTGCGCCTGACTACTTCTTTCATTTTTGGGGAAGGACTCGGGAAACCGAAGGCAAAAGAAGACACTATTCAAAAAATCATTGACCACTTCTGGGATGACCCGGATAACCAGAAAGCCCTCACCGGCTTCCAGGCACAGCAGCTCTTAAGCGACAAGCTCCAATATGAAGGCAACCTGTTCTTTATGCTCTTCGAAGATGAAGTTGGAGATGTGCGGGTTAGGATACTAAACACTGAGGAGATGGCAGATATCATCCGCGATAAGGACGATAGGATGCGGACGAATTTTTACAAGCGGGCTATGCGCGACCAGAATTATAATTTCCTGCAGGACGCTTATGACATACAGCTCACCAAGTATGTCTATTATCCTGACATAAGCAACGCCAATGTGGATGACTTTGAAATTCCAAAAGAGAAACTCGCCCCGGAAGGCACGTTCATCTACCATGTCAAGATAAACTGCGATATTAACGATAAGTTCGGCATCCCGGAGCTCTACCGCGGCATAGACTGGATTAAGGCACATAAAGACATGGCTGGGGACCTTTCGACATTGATAAAATCGCTCTCAACCCTGGCCTGGCGCAAGAAAGTAAAAGGCACTCCCGCGCAGGTAACAAGCCTTCAGCAGGCGGCCCGGGCAAAGACAGATCTGACCAATCCAGCGAAAGTGGCAGGATCCACGCAATACGAGAACGATGCCCTGGATACAACAGCAATAAGCACTCCTACGGGTGGCGCGGTGATAGGAGAAAAAGGATTGAAGCAGATGGCGTTGATGGTCTGCGCGGCGGCCGGGATATTCTATCATTATTTCGGCGATCCGGAGACCGGGAACCTGGCCACAACCACAAATATGGAACTGCCGATGATCAAAAAGTTTGCCGGGTATCAGGCATTATGGTCTTATATCTATAACGACATCTTGCAGCATCAGATAAACAAGAAGATAGAAAAAGGCATCCTTCCCGGGAGCGTGAAATATGATGTAAAAACCATGCGCAATGTCTATACGACCGACCTAGACAGGACCTTAGACATAGATTTCCCTCCGATAATCGAGAAGGACATGAAGATTGTAGCCGATGCCCTGCAAGTAGCTAAGGATTCCAACCTTATAGGGGATGAGACCGCGGCGAAGATATTCCTCTTGGCGGCAAATCAGAATAACGTGGAGGATGAAATAGGCAAGATAGATTTTACCAGAGTTAGGCCTATGGCTGGAATGTTCGCGGGAGGATTACCCATCTTAGATAATCAGCCGGCAAAGAAACAACCCGAGAATAAACCGGCAGAGAAGCCCTTAAAAGAGGCCATTGGTGATCAGAAAAACCCCGCAGCCAGGCTCGCCAAGAAGAATAACTATCTAGCGCAGCGCATGAACGGATATCGCAGGAACCTGGCAGGACACTTTGCCGCGCTGCAGGATAGCATACGCACCAACCTGAAGACCGCGGGAAATGCCGGCAAGATTGTGGGTAACGTGGATAATTTATCTGATCACCTGGATGCATTCAAGAGAAACATGATGAAAGCGGCCGAGGGATACTTTCCTGTAGCCATAGATATAGGAAAGAAATATCTTCAGTCTCACCTTAAGGACGCGCAGGTTCGAGAGACACTATTTGAGGCGAATAACAAAGAGAAGGGGCTATTGAAAGACAAACTCGACTGGAACGAAAAATACCTCATGACTTCGCTGATCCCCGACATGGAAAGCAAGATTGCTGAGGCAATGCGCCTTCCATACGATAGCCCTGAAGAGTTCAAGGCGGCTGTCAACGCGGCGCTGGGGACGTTCGAGGCCCGGGTAGAGCAATACTCTGGAGCTTTCTGGAGTGTGGAGGAAGCGGCTGTAAAGGAAGCTGGAGAAGGTACGGGACTTATGGTAAATTTTGCGGGAGCGGACGACAACTCTACGTGTGACGGATGCGCAGAGGCAATGAACGGAAATCCATATCTGATAGATGAAGCACCGGAGCCGGGAAGTCACGAATGCGATGGAAGGTGTCGCCACGCATTACAAATAATCTAAGGAGGGAGTTAAATGAAGAAAGTATGGTTATTTTTAGCGTTCATATTATTTTTTACAGCCTATGCGCACGCAACTAGTATTGATTCTTTAAAGACTAATTATGCGCAGGGCGGTAATCCTACGAAGATATACAGCATAATAGGAAGCGGACAGTTGTTTATCGGTCCCTGCAGGTTGTTATCGGCGAGCATGTTCTCATCCACGGCGGGCGATATTGTGGGTATTTACAACACGGTGGATCCACGTTATCCAATTACCGACCTGGAATTCGAGTTGGGTATATCGGCCAACAATACCAATAGTGCTCCTATTAATCCTAATGCGCCATTTGAAAATGGTATACGGGTGCTGGCGACAAATGCTAATTCGATAACTACAGTGGTTTTTGATTATTAGCGGAAAAAATCTAAAAGAGGAGATTTGAATTAAATGGTCACTAGGATTTTTCAAGCGCTTTTATTTTTATCTCCGATATGTGTGGGGACAAACATCAACATGGATATGTTCGACATCACATTTTTCAGGACGGGGATAATCGCGCTATTTATGGCGTCGCTTTTCGATAAGCCGCGTAGGGAGATCCCCCAAGAACTGGTCTTGATTATGATTTCATTTCTTGGACTGGTTTTCGCTAATGTCTTCATTCACACTTTTTCTCCAGTGGGGCTGCATACCTCGTTTAATCTCTTTCTGGCGGTGCTGGGATTCACAATCGTATATACCCGTTACAATGAGACGAAGGGCATCAGAAATTATATCCTGGCGGCCGCGGCATTAAACCTCGTATTCTTCATTATTCAAAAGAGAGGCTTTGACCCGGTCTGGAATGTGCATCCCTTCGCCGGGCAGGAAGGGGCATTGATAGGCAACCAACCCAGGATGATCACCTATTTCGCATTAGTAACATCATTCTGTCCGCTGTTATTCGTGCCGATAAGTTTCGCACTCGGGATAATCACAAAGCAATTCACGATATTCATTCCGATAGCGGTGATGCTATTTATGCGCATGAAGGACAAGGCGCGTTTTCTTTATATCATGGCGTTAATTTTGGGACTATTTTTGATCAGGCAGCATATCTATGATTCTTTAGCGTATCGTTTTAATCTTGCCTGGGCCCCGGCACTGAAGATATTCTTCAAGCAACCGCTTATCGGCCTGGGAATAGGCGAGCGGCCATTTCCGGAGTTAGGAGTTGTGGGTAGCAGTTATCTGCAGTTCATCTTCGGGGTCGGAGTTTTAGCGGTGGCGTGGTATTGGTTCGCGGCTAAGCAATTACAGAAGATAAGACCACAAGGAGATATCGCACCGATGGCAAGTTTCCTGCTTGTCTGCGCGATTGAATATCCGGTAGAAACACCAAGGATGTGGTATCTGATCATGGGAATAATATTGTGTTTTTTATTAAAGTTACAGAAGGGAAAAGTGAGCAATGGACAAACAGAAATACGAAGCTGACCCCAGGGCATACTGGGACCTTACGCGTCCGGAAGGCGAAAGCATTAATTCGATAAACGAGCGGGACCCTAGGGGTATGGCTCTATGGGTGGCCCATGTTTTTCCGGAAATCCTGGCCAATCCCGGCCGGGACATTTGCCTGGATCTAGGGTGCGGAGGAGGACGATATATCCCCCAGGCCGCGCTTCAATTCAAGAAAGTTATCGGCATAGATTTTAGCGTGAGCAATTTGGAAACGGCCCAGTCTTCGCTTTCCTCCCTGGGCATACCCAACGTTGAGTTCTGCAATTCCGATCTCGGGGATATGCTAGGATTTTCGGAAGCGTATGCGGACTTCGCGTATTCGATGGCAGTCTTCATGCATATGCCTAACGACACCAAGCGCAGGGCCCTTAAAGAGCTCCATAGAGTGCTCAAACCCGAAGGCATAGCCGTCCTGGTGGAAATAGTGCCTATAAGCCCAGGGGCTTTTGATTGTCCGGACATTGAGGAATGGGAGTGGGAGGACATGATAGCAGAGGCAGGTCTGAAGATCGTGGACATAGAATCCGCGGACCCGTTCATGAAATATAAACTGCGTAGGGCACAAGGGGAGGGAAAATAGTATGCCTTATACTATGGCTAACCTGCCGGAATATATCAAGAAAAAGCCAAAAACAAAGCAAGACCAATGGCTGAAGGCTTTCAATGCTTCATTCGATAAAGGCGAAGGGTATGCGTTTAAGGCGGTGAACGCGGCCATCAAGGAATCAGAAATAAACAATACATTTTCCAGGACATTATTAACCGAGCTTTTGAGCGACATTGATCTGATTGTCGCCAAGGCAAGAGATGGGCTGAAAGGCAAAACAGGATCACCGGCCGTGCGGCACTTCTTGCAGGAGGTCAAAGAAAAAGTGAAAAGGATGATCGTAAAAATCGAGGATAAAGAGACCAAAGTTTTAGCAGAAAGCATCGCCACCAAGATAGAGGAGGCGCTCAAGGACGGCAGTTTTAGTGACATCGAGGATAAGGTGAGGGCGGCGATAAAGGCGCATCCATTATTCCCCGAGAAGATAGGGGAACGGTACGCCGAAGGCCCATATATCCGGGACATGTACCCAGACAGGTGTGTCATTAGTTATGAAGGAAAACTTTACGAGATGGAATATTCTATTATGAAAGACGCGGTAATCCTGGGTACTCCGAAAGAAGTGATTGAGAAATATATCCCGGTTGCGGAGGCGGCCAAGGATAAGCCTTTGAAAGAGGCGATAATCGAGATTCGGGAAGCAGGCATAAACAAGGACTTCGAGATCTCGGGATTTGTTTCACTGAAAGAGGCGAAATTCAATACCGATTTCAGTGAAGTCGAAGTGGTGCTGGTAGAAACCGGGACGAATGAGGGTAAGAAGCGCCACTACCCGGATAAGACCATCCGCGAGGCCGCGCCGATATTTGCCGGGATGAAGATGTACATAAATCATCCTACAACTCAAGAGGAAGCGCAGAGACCGGAACGCAGCCTCAAGGATTGGGCCTCGACCATCGTAGAATCCTATTACTCGGCCGGCAAGGCGATGGGCAGGGTTGCGATACATGATACCTGGCTCAGGGAGCGGCTGGCAGATCCGGTCGCCCGCGGCCAGTTAGGCCTGTCAATATTGACAGGCGGAAAGATTTCCGTTGGTAAAGTCAACGGCAAGGACGGATACCAAATAGTCGAGGCAATCATACCTGCCCGGAAAAACGGCCCTCCCTCAGTGGATTGGGTGACAGAAGCCGGCGCCAGGGGACATGTCTCGAAGCTCTTGGAATCCCGATATACTGGAGGTAAAAAAATGGAATTGGAAAATGCAACATTGAAGGAAGTCAAAGAATTAAGGCAGGATCTCGTTGACGCTATCGTCAAAGAGAGCACTGCCGGCAACACCGATAAGGTGACAAAGCTCGAAACAGACCTGAAGGAAGCCAACATCAAAATCGCAGCTGCTGATAAGACTCAGAAATTGGCCGTGCAGGCCACAGCAGTAGAGACAATTCTTAAGGAAGCCAAGATTCCCGAACCGTGTAAGGATAGGATCCGCGCGCAGGTGAAGGATGCCATAATCGAAAGCGACCTGAAAGAGTCGGTCGGCAAGATGATTCAGGCGGAACTCGAGTTCGCCAACAAGCTTACCGGTAAGGGCAAAATCAAGCTTGGGCCTAATGGCGAAGCGGTTACTCTTCAGGAATCGCTTCAGGAGTCACTCGACAAGAGAGCTGGAGTGGCTGAGCCGGAAAAGAAGGAAACAGAAAAATAACCCGCTCACGTAAAGTCGTGAGAAATTAAAAGGAGGATCACCAGCATGGCAAACAATTACAAATATTCAGGCAAGAGAGTCACCCTTGCGCCGGCCGAGGTAGTAGCAGCGGGCGTGCTCAGCAGGGTCCAGGGATTCATCGGCATACCCTTGAATAACAGGATTGTCGGAGAATCAGTGTCCTTCGCCCTCGAGGGCGTATGGGGCATGACTTTCGCCGCTTATGGCGGCATGGTCGCCGGTGGAATACCGACGGCAGGCAGTATCCTTTATTGGGATACGTCCGCCAGCGCGCTCTCCATAGGCGCAGATGCCGACGATTTCACTGCAATAAAATGCGTCACGACACCAAGTGCGACAGATGGTTCGTTCCAAGGCTTGCTTCTGCCTCAGACTCGTCCCTACGGACAGACCCAGGCGTAAGCATAGTCTCAAAATAGCAAGGAGGTTTTAGCATGCGTAAGTCATTGCTCAATATCTACCATGAGCTGAAGGAATCCGGAAGCTCGAGCGACTTCCCCAACTTGTTAGCCAATACGATGTATAAGAAATTGCTTGCACGCTTCAACGGTTTTCCTTCGCCGTGGAGACAATACGTAATGATCGGAGACCTGGCCGATTTCAAGACCAATGACCGGGTCATCTTATCCGAGGCGCCGGACCTCGATGAGATAGAGGCGGATGGAAAGTACGAAGAGGCAAAGTTCTCGGACGCCAAGTATCAAATTGCGCTTAAGACCAAAGGCAAGACGTTCACCGTCGACCGCAGGACCATCATCAATGACGACCTCGGCGGAATCACGCGCTTTCCCGCGGCATTCGGACGCGCGACAGTAAGGACTATGGTCAAAGATATTCTGACCTTGTTGCTGGGCGGACGCAATGCATACGACAACAAAGTCCTTTTTCACCTGAGGACCGCGACAACTCGCAATTATCAAGCGAACGTAGCCTTGGCTAATACCGTAGCCGGTATGGCAGCGGTTCAGGCCTGCGCCGCTCGCATGAGGGGACAGGTAGACCCGGATTCCGGGGAGCTCATGGGCATAGCGCCTTGGGCCATCCTGACCGGAACAACCCTTGCTCCAGTGGCAAGGCAACTCACGAAGTCAGCACAGATTCTTCCAGTATCCACCAACGGCGGAGGAACCTACAATGAGATAGCGTATCTGGGAGTCGTTGAAGAGCCGCTCATCGACACGATTCTCGGCACTACCTGGTGGGCCGTAATCGCCAATCCAGTAGATTGCCCGATCATCGAAGTGGGCTTCCTGGACGGTAAGGCTGAGCCGGATTTGTTAGTGTCCGGGGCAACAATGCAGAGTCTGGCCGGCGGGGCAGAAGATCCTTATGGTTACGAGTTTGACGACATCCACTATAAGGTTCGTCACGACAGAGCTTTGGCTTTGGCGTATTACCAGGGTATTTGCAGAGGTAGTTCATAATATCAAGAGGGAGGGGCGTCCTAGCGGCGCCTCTCTCTAATAAAAAGGACTGGTGTCCGTTTTGCCAATGAAAGGAGGGAGTATGAGAAAGCTGATTTTGACGGTGGGGTTTTTGATGGTGATGGCCTCAGCATGTTTCGCCCAGGACATAAAATTAACCTTGAAAGATAAGGTAAAAATGGAAGGCAACACCTACAAAGATAAAGACAATAAAGTTTATGCCATTACCGAAGTGCCACTTATCAGTACCTACGTCTACAAAAAACCAGTCATAAGTGAAACTAAAACCCTTACCGACTCTAAAAAAGATGTGGTTGAGTTTTCCCTGAAAGAGAATGGCAGGAAGTTAGTCCACAAGGAATTACGCCACGTCAAGAATGACTACAAGAATGACTTTGATAGGGGGACGGTGGAATATACTCCTAAGTGTAGAAACTACTCCTTTCATAAGGTTATCATCCCTGATGGAACGACGGTGAGGAACGCTAATTTTACTCAGAAAGAACCGCACACGCCAGCGATACAGGGTAAAAATTTGGCTTTTATAGACTGTAACTTAATCAATATAGAAATAGACCCGACTTGGATTATGCAGGGAAGTAATAACTGTCAGATTAAAAGGATTAAAAAATCAGAAAAGGATTTAGGAAACGGAATAAAGGAAATTATCATATCCCATCAAGTAGAAGGAAAAGACGGTAAATTTACGGAGGTTAGCGAAGATGTGGAAACGACTTACGACGCTGATAGCTATAATCTGGCTATCTTGCGGCTTAACAAATAAGGCATTTGCAGCTATTGCTGCAACGACAGTTTGGGAAGTAAGGACGACAGGTTCTGCCACGAACGGCGGAGGATACGATTCTGTCTTGGGAACTGCTGGTAGTGGTGTAGATTATTCTAATCAACAAGACCCTCAAGAAAGTTACACTACTTTAACCGCTGCACAATCCTCAACCACGGTTACTTGTTCTGGCGCAGACACCTTCGCCGCAGGGATAGTCGGGAATATTATCTATATCGCAAGCGGAACAAACTTTACCGCAGGTTGGTATCAAGTTACCGCAAGGACTTCCTCAACCTCAATTACCGTTGATACCGCGCCAGCGACTACAGGGGCAGGTTCATCCGGTGTAGGAAATATGGGCGGTGCGGTTGACCATCCAAATACCATCTCAACCAAAGTCGTCGCAGGTAACACTATCTATATCGCAGGAGGTACTTACGTTAAAGTAGGGGCTAATACTTATGTTTTGAATCTAACAATCTCTGGGACTAACGGGTCTGCCATAATAAATTGGATAGGGTATATATCGGGAACGGCACGAACAGAAGCTACAGGTGATGATAGAGCAAGATTTGACGGTGATAGCGATACAGATGGGGCAGGAGATACTAAAAATATTTTGACTGTAGCGGCTAATGTGATAGGTAATGTTGTTTACAATGTCGTCCTTACTCGTAGCTCTGGGACTGTATTATACAGGTCAGCTACGACTCTTCAGGGTTTTGTGTTATGGAATAGTAAACTATCCGATAGCGTTAGTGGGCTTGATGGTGACGATATGATACTTTGGAATTGTGAAATAAGTAATATGTCGTCTAAAGGAGATGCAACATGGGGAACAACAGCAGTTAAAGCTTATTATTATTGTTATATTCACGATAATTCCGCTGGTGGGTTATATCCAATAGGTGATGCGGCTGGAGTAAGTTGTTACTCGTGCATAGTAGAGTCAAATGGAAGTCACGGAGTAGCTTCAAGAGACCAACTTTTATTTTACTCCTCTATATCCTACAATAACACAGGTTATTTGTCAGACGGTTACAACTTTTACTCCTCTAGGGGTTCCGGACTTGGATGCTTACCCGTTTGGAATAGTATGTTTGTAGGAAACGGAAGATACGGACTGTCTTCGCAGTCTGGGCAGTATCATTCGGTTTCTGACTACAATCTTTACTACGGTAACGGCACTTCTGATTTAAATAATGCCGTAGCGGGAGCTCACGATATAACTACAGATCCTTTATTCGTAGACCCAACGAATGGAGATTTTACAGTGCAGTTGGGAAGTGGCGCAATAGCTAATGGATTTCCTAATAACTGGCTATGGCGGCCAGGAGCTGGAGCGAGTTTCTCCGGCACAGTAGCAACGAGTAGCGCAACCTCTCCTTATGATGATGTAGACTGGACTAATCCTAAGGAAATCAAAGCTTCGGATAATGTCTACGCCACTGCCACGATAAACAATAATTATACCTATACCGGAGTATGCACGAATTTCGGATTTAGTATTCCTACCGATGCGACAATAAAAGGTGTGGTGGTTAAGATTGAGGCAAAGGCAGCCACCGCCGCAAGAGTGCAAATCCCTTATGTAAAACTAATCAAAACTGGTTCGGCAAGTGGCGATAACAAGGGAACTACTACAAAACTTACGATAGGTGATGTAATTTATATTTTTGGTGACACGACTACAATTTGGGGAAATACCCTTACGCCGTCCGATATAAATGCCTCTAACTTTGGGGTAGAATTTTCCTGTCAGGAAACAAGCAGTAATAATACGGTAACGAAAATAGATAATATCACGATTACCGTCTATTATGATTTAACGAGGAATTATAAGACTAACATCGGCGTTGACCAAGATGATAATACGGCGACGACGGGGGGTGGTGGACAGGGTGGACGTAATGCAAGAATTGGCGCAGGTATTGGAGGATAGATGAGGAAACTTACTTTTCTGGTACTCGTTATTTTATTGGCATTTCCTTTTTATGCATTGGGAATGGAATTTTCCAGAGATAAGAATGTGGCAACCAATATTACGTGTCCGCTTATCAATGCCACGAATACAAGTTTTTACTATAAGAGTGCCAACAATACCGTTTTTTATATCCATTCAAGCGATGCCGATGCGGCGTTCAGTTCTTTTGCGGCAGCGGCTTCCAACTGCACCATCATCGATGCGAGCGGAATCTATAATTTCCCCCTCAACCAGTCAGAGATGAACCATGATAGAATCGGCATTTATTATAATGGCACAGGTTGCCTGGAGCAGTATTTTATTATCAACACAGCACCTAAGACTTTATTAACTGCCTTAAACGGAAACGTCAGTACGGTTAACTCTACCGTTACCAGTATCAATACGACGGTCACTAACGCGAATACTACAATTACCAACGCTAACGCCACCGTCACCAACGTCAACAATACCGAGACCGCGCAAAATACAACCTGGTCAGCCACCAAGGCAGGGTATCTGGACGCAGCCATAAGTTCGCGCTCTACGTTCGACCCAAGCCAAAAGGTCAATCTCACTTTTAATCAGGGCGGCGTTACAATCGGCAACTTGACTGGATATGTTTTACCCGACAATGCCAACATCACCAATACCTTAACCTTGCTTGGAACGGTCATCGGTAACGTGTCTTACATCAACAACACTGTCAACGCTTTTGCTCTTAATTGGACAGGCGCTAAGGCGGCACTTATTGATGTGGCGCTTTCAGCTATAAATATCAACGCCTCTAACGCTAATATCACAGCCACGGCGATAAAAGCCAAGACGGATGGCCTTAATTTTAACGGCAATGATGTAAACGCCACGGTAAATGTTATGTCCACCGGCGCCGTGATTATAGTTACTAATGCAATCTGGGATAAAAACCTGTCCGCATACAGCGAAGCCAACCTGGCCGGGACGCTTCTTAAAGGCGCCGGCGCAGCAGGGGATCCGTGGTCAACCGCTATTCCCGGGGCCTATGGCGCAGGGACGGCCGGGTATATCGTAGGAAATAATCTCAATGCGAATATAACTTCAAGGAGTAATCATTCTGCAGCTGATATATGGAATGTAGGCACCAGGCTATTAACCGCCGGCACGAATATCGTCCTTGCCAAAGGCACAGGCATAACCGGGCTCAATGATATTCTGGCTGCAGATATTTGGAGTGTTGTCACGAGGCAGTTAACTTCCGCGCAATCGTTCAATTTGACGGGAAATATCAGCGGTTCTGTAGGCAGCGTGACTAACGGCGTAACGATAACGACTAATAACGATAAGTCGGGATATTCTCTGGCTGCAAATCAAAACGCGGTCACGTTCGGTAACGTCACGGTTGTCTTGGATAAGTCCGGATATTCAATATCAGGCACAAAAACTACGCTTGACAGCTTGAACGATATCACCGCCTTATCTATCTGGGCAACATCAAACAGGACGCTATCGGATTATAGCGGCGTCTGGTCCGTGGCCGCGCGCGCGTTGACCGACAAGGCTAATTTTACTTTATCGACTGCCGGCATTGCGGATTTTTGGAATACTACACAATCAGGGTTTACTACTCCGGGGACTTTCGGAAATTATCTTGATGCTAAGGTATCAGAGGCCGGCGGTGGTGGCCTAACCGTTCAGCAGATAGTAAATGGCGTATGGAATGAAACCCTGAGTAATCATATTGGAGCCAATACTACCGGAAAGAAATTAAGCGAGATGCCTACGCCGTACGACGTAGGGCCATAAGGAGAAGCCATGTCAGTAGAGAGGGAAAGCGCGGTAATAAATAATACGATAATTCTAAGAAGTAAGTTCCAGTATAGTTCGACTTCGGACTACTTTGACCCTTATGCCATATCGAAAGTGGAAATCCTGGACAGTGACGGGACGACGGTCATTGAGACTTTTACTGGGGCGAGCATAGTCAAGGATAGCACAGGCAAATATCACGTTGTGGCGACCGCCATCGCTTCGGCCAAGACGATATATGATAAATGGTACTTCACCCCCAATTCTACGGCATCGGAAATTACTAAAACTAATACTTGCATAGTATGGCAAACAACCGTTTCGGGGGGGACGGACTTTTCCTTCGATACCAGCACCAACCTGGGAAAAGTTAGGACACTCATTAATGATTGCGATGCAACCAGTTTTATTCTATCCGATACCAAGATCAACGCGTATTTGTCACTTAAAAGCAACGACCTTTTTTCTACCGCTGCCCTGGCGCTTTACGCCATCGCCGCATCGAAGGCACTCCTGGCTAAGAAGAAAGCCGCCGGAAACTATTCCGAAGACCTGACGGCTATAGCCAAGGAATGCAGAGAGACGGCAAAAGTTTACGAGGACATGGCAAAGAACGTGCCGGCTGAGGCGATTGCAGAGCAATTCTTTACCGATTTTTCATATCGAGAATTACTAGCGAGCAAATACCTGAGGGGTGAAAGTGACTAGAAAAGACATAGAGAGGATTGCGATAGAATCTAATAAGTTGCTCCCGGTGGAATTGGAAGCGCTAGTGAGCCGGGAAGAAGACGCATCACTCAGGTCCCCAGGCACGGCTGCGCATTACTATAGGTTTCTCTATCTGCTGACCAAGGAACTCAAGCCTTCCTTAAGTGTGGAACTCGGCACGCACACGGGGATATCCGCGGCATGTCTCGCGGAAGGTTATCCCGAAGGCTGCGTCATAACGGTGGATTGCATCCAGAGGGTTCTGGATATATCCAGAAGGCCGAACGTGGAATACTTCCATCAGGATAGCCTGAAACTGCTAAACATTGCCGAAAAAAGCATCGATGTCTTTTTCAGCGATACATATCACGATGGGATAAAACCCAAGCAGGAATATGAACTTTATTTGCCTTATATCAAGGAGGGCGGAATTCTTATGTTCGATGATATTTCTTTACTGCCGGAGATGAAAGTATTCTGGGAAAACTTCAAACCACAGGGAGAAAAATTCGAACTACCGGTACACGGATGGGCAGGATTTGGTATTGTAATAAAGGATGGAGCATGCAGTTAAAATCGTGGCGCGAGCATTACTGGTACACGGTTGTCTGCACTCGCGTGCGCATCCAGGAAATAGTCAAGCGCGCCAAGGGGGCGTTTACGGTCCTGGAATGCGGATGCAACGAGGGGTTTCTCTCCAAGGCGCTCCTAGAGGCGGGATTTCAGGTCACGAGCATAGACAATGACCCGAATATGATCGCCAAGGCCAAGGATATATTCGGCATAGACGCCGTCAAGGCTGATGTCAACGAGCTTCCTTTTCCGGATAATGCGTTCGACCTGGTGGTGGGCGGGGAGATTCTTGAGCATCTGGACAACCCGGGCATAGGGTTGTCGGAAATGTTCCGGGTATCAAAAGGCAGAATAATAGTTTCGCTTCCTATCGGGGAATATTGGCTCGGATGCGACAGCCATAAGTGGAAAATAGATGCCACATTGATTGAGCACGACCATGGCGCAACGGAGGAATTGATAAAAATGATAGTGGTTTTGGAATTCAGGAAGAGGCCCAAAGAGGCCCAGAAAGGAGCAGTATGAATATAATCCATGAATTGAATCAATTAGACTATGGTGGTGTTGAGAAGATGATATGCAACATCGTTAAATTTGACGGTGCGAATAAGCATACCGTAGTCGCGTACAAGGACGGCCCTTTCAGGAAGGAACTGGAGGCCGCCGGAGCTACTGTCATCATCGCCCCGGAGGGCAAAGGAGAAGAGACATCTTTCGAGATGGACGCAATTCACATCCATTCCGGAGGCGGCATAAGCACAATGGCGCTTAACCTGGGCAAGGCTTTTCCCGTAATCGAGACGATACATTCTCCCATCAGGTCGCCTATGCCGGCGGAATTCGTGCGCCAGAGAATAGGGGTTACGGATGCAGTGACCGGGATGAATCAGAACTGTTCCACCATACACAACGGAGTGGACTTCTCGCAGCTGGAGATCACGAGGACCGTGGAGGAAATCAAGAAGGAACTGAACATCAGAGAAAATATCCCTGTTGTGGGCAGGCTAGGTCGAGTCGGCAAAGATAAATGCCTAGAAGAGTGGCTCCTCACCTGCTACTACCTACAAATACAGGGATTTGATTTTACGCCCCTGATAGTCGGAGCAGAGGCTTCGGGGCTGAACGGATACGTCGGAAAGTTGAAGTTGATGGCTGAGTCGCTTCCTGTGAAGGGGGTCATCTGGGCCGGGCACAAGGACGACGTGGCTAATTACCTGCAGGTGATGAACGTGTTCCTGTATCCGTCTCCGACCGAGGGCTTCGGCATGGTATTCGTCGAGGCGATGCACGCCGGGGCGGTGGTGGTGACATACGACAACGACGTGGCCAGGGAGGTCGCCGGGGGATTCGCGATACTTGAGACTAACAGCATTGACGGGCTTATGCGTGGAGTATTAAAGGCCTTGGACGTGAACGTCCGCGACGCGATCGTTCCGCTGGCGCAGAGTTGGGTCGAGGAAAATTTCGATGCCGAGCGAATGTCGCGGGACTACCAGGACATATATAAAAAAATTTTAACCAAGTAATCCAGAAAAACTGAAATGAGCGAACTAAATAAATTGACCAAGATTATCTTTAGGAAATTTATGGAACTGGATATGTGCCTTATTATTCTCAAACAATTGCAAATTTTCCGGTCTATCATCATCCTTAACACCATTGATGTGGTGCACTACCTCTTCAGGTTTGAGATAACGTCCGAGAATTTTTTCCATTACCAGGCGGCTTCTACGAACATAACCATGATTATTGCAAAAAGGATGATTAGGTTGATAAATGAAAATATAGCCCAGACGTTTAATTATGCCGCCTCTCCAATGAGGATTTTTAGAACCTTTGCGACCAATTTTTCTTTTATGTTCTTCAGAAAGTTTTTTGCCTTTAGCTTTAAGACTTATTTTATTTTTAGTTTCCGCAGAATGGTGCTTTCCAAACATTGGGTTATTTTTTCCTATTTGTGCTCTCGGCATATTATCTTCTCAATTAAAGAGGCCGCTTTCGGTGGCTTATCAGAAACGGTAAAGCTTCTGCACCTACGACGGCCCGAGTTAAGCATAAAAATTCCGTTCCCGATAAGCAGATATAATATAGCACCTTTTGGCCTAAATGTAAAGGGGAATTTATGACAGATGAATTATTAACTATCCTTAACGGCAGGGCGAACCTGAAACGATTCACCGCCAACCTGGTGGAGAAGACGGCGACGATAGCGGCGGTAGCCGTAGACAGGCAGCCGTCCAAGAGCTGCAGGATCCTGGTTGAGGTAGTCGGGGCCACGGTGCTGACCGGGACGGTAGTCTTGGCTGGCTCTACGGACGAGACTTTTAACTTCGGGGCGGACGGCGTAACCGTAGGGGAAAAAGACTTCACGAGCATATCAACGATTACGGTGGCCGGGATATCTAACGGGTTTATAGAAGTCCGCGCGGTTACCAAAACAGGGCAGCCTATAAATCAGGAGAAAGTCATTTACAGCAACGTGCCGGTGCGGTTCTATCCGGTGAAGATGAGCAACGTGGTGAAGATGATGGCGGCGGGGCAACTGGATGTGGCACGGCACAAATTCATGGCCGGGCCGGACTACCCGGATATCCAGGTCAACGACCTGATATATGCGGTGTCGGGCATAGCCGGATTGACGCACGGATACGTGAGTTTCGTAGAGGCATGCATGGATTTTGCGGGGGCAACAGATCATTATGAAGCCGAAGTGGTAAAAACGTGACGCCCATAGAGGCGCAGAAAAGGAGAAACATGAAATACTCAATAGTCATGGCATGTTACAACCAGGTACATCTTACGGCGAAATGCATCCAGAGCATATTGGCCCATACCAAGGATTTTGAATTGATCATTATAGACAACGGTAGCACAGATGGGACGGACGGATACCTGAGCGAGCTCAAAAAAAGCCATCAGAACGTCAAGGTGATCAGCATTGCCGAAAATAAGACCTTCGCGCAGGCCAATAATTTGGGAATTAAACTGGTGGAGGGAGAGATCGTTTGCCTCTTGAATAATGACGTCGTGGTGAATAAGGATTGGCTGGATAGGCTCTGCGCCCATCTTTATAACATCCCCCTGAAGAACCTGGCCATGATCGGCCCGGTATCGAATTGCTCCAACGGACGCCAGATGGTGGGTTTACAGGATCCGGAAGCATGGTATCAGGCAAACCGCGGAAGGTGGACGCATGCCGGAAAGCTTTTCGGATGGTGCATGCTCATAAAGAAGAGCACACTTGATGAGATAGGGGGATTCGACGAAAGATTCGTCAACGCCTACGAGGATAATGACCTGTGCCTGCGCATGCAGTTGGCGGGATACAAGATGGCCATAGCCTACGATACCTATATCTATCATGCCGGGCAGGGAACTTTGCGTACTACACAAACCGAGGAGCAGTATATAGAAAACGGCAACAAGAACAGAGGAATATATTTCGATAAATGGTGCGATCCGCGCCCCAAGAAACTCGTGGCCGTCTATCGGACCAATTGGGGAAGGTGGCTGGAGGATTCGCTGCGGCAGACCTCTAAATTCGCGGATTCGATAGTGATTCATTTCTGCCGGGCGCCTTTTTCGGATTCTCAGCATAAGCGCGACGTGGCGGTGACGGAACTGAGGAAGGCTTTCCCCAAGATTGTCCATGTCGAATTTTACGACGGCATATTCCAGGAGGATTACGAGCGCGGCCGGCTTTTGGAGATAGCCCTGCAACTCCATGCGGAGGGCAACGCCGACTGGTGCATTTCGATTGATGACGATGAGATTTATGAGGATAAATTTATTTCCCGCATACAGAAGATGATGTCACCGCGGGACCCGGAGATCTTCGCCTACTGGTGCAACTGGCGCACGATATGGGATAGGCGGGGAGATGACGAATACTGGAGGACCGATTCGACTTTTGGGCGGTTTTCGAATTACAGGTTCTTCAGGTTAATGAAGGGCCAGGCGATCCTGTCGGATCACCCCGAAGGACACCATTGTGGATCGGCCCCGCTCATGGCGGAGGAAAATTTGAAGTGGTGCAATATCCGCGTCAAGCATCTGGGATACGACACGCACGAGCAGAGGCAGAAAAAATTTGAGTTCTACCAGGCCAATGATCATTTTAAGACCAGGGCCGATATCGGCAACGACGACTATTCCCATCTCATTGACAGAAACGTGGCCCTGGAAAAATATGTTCCCGACAATGGGATAAGCCTGATCATGATAGTCAAGAACGAGGAGGACAGTATCCTGACGTGCCTGGAGAATATCGCCCCGGTGATAGATGAGTTCGTGATAGTGGACACCGGGTCGAAAGACAAAACCAAGGATATCCTGGAGGAATTCGCCAAGTATTCGCCGGCACCCGTGAAGATCCTCGACCTGCCGTGGTGTGATAATTTCTCCGTGTCCAGGAATTTCGCGAAACTCCATGCCACCCAGAGATGGCTGCTGATGATGGACGCCGACGAGAGGTTTGACTATGAGGACCTGCGCAAACTGCACCGACTGACGGAGAACGACATCGATGCGGCAATATTTCATGTCATAAACTATATGAAGAAGACCGGGATGGGGGAGAAGCCGGTCTACGCATCCACGCAGGCGGCCAGGCTTTTCCGCAATATCCCGGAGTTCTACTTTACAGGTTTGCTGCACGAGACGATCGAGGATTCACTCGGGGCGTTGCGGATGAGAAGAAAGGTCGGAGTCGAGATGACACCTGTCGTCCTGCATCACTTTGGATACCTGAGGCAGAAGGAAAGAGTCAAGGAAAAGTTCGATTATTACGTTAAGCTTAACGAACGGCAGCTGGAGATTACCGAGGGCAAGGACCCGAGGCCGTATTTTAACCTGGCGCTGCACTGGATGCAGGAGGGCAAGAATACACAGGCCATCGAATGCTTTACTAAGACCCTCGCGCTCAACCCGAGATTCTGGCACGCGAACGCGCAGATGGCGGCACTTAACATACAGAGCGCAAAGGAATTCCTTGCCAGGACATTAGAGAGTATGCCCGAACAACATCCGTTCAAGGTCGAGGCGCAAGATCTGTTGAAATACCTGAACGAGCACAGTTTCGGTCACCAGAAGATGGAGGTTTGATGCCGGTAAAAGGCGCGGACGTAGTTGCGGGAAATATAAAGTCTTTCGGGGGAGGATTCCTTAAGCATGTCAATAAGGTTATGAATAAGGCTAGAGTCACCCTGGATTCGGAAGTGAGAAAGAACATCAGCGTCTCCGACCACACCATGGAGGAATTGCGCGCTATGGATCATCCGTACGCCGCGAGACACGGATCCCGAGGCAAACCGATACATGATCCGTACTGGCTCATACACACGCAGGGGGGCAACCTCCTTTCGTCTAAGGAGAGCGGCGTAGTCGAGGCAAGCATTACGGGAAGTATCCTCAAGGCCTCGGCATACGTGGGGCTCAACGAGACAATAGCGCCGTATGCCCCATATTTGATTTATGGCACGAGCAAGATGATTCCCCGGGACGTGCTGACCGGGAGTCTGGAGAATGTACGCGAACAGGTATCTGAAATATTGCATTCCAATCTCAGGGACTTCGTATTTTCATTTAAGGGGGTAGGATAATGGTCGAAGCCAAAGTTTTTGAAAAAATCAGGAACGTGCTCAAGGCAGACAGCATTATCAAAGAATACGTAGAAGACCGGGTCTATACCTCGCATATCAGTTCGATAGTCAATCCAAAGTTCCCGGCGATATCACTATTTTTGCTTCCCGGACAGGCGCGAAAAGACGTGATAGCAATGGTGGACATGGCCCTGCAGGTGGACTTATGGTTTACATCGGATAAGTGGACCGCCGACGACGTGATGACATGCTACGCGCAGGTGAGGGCATTGCTGCACAGGCAGCCGCTTTCAGATACGACAATAGGGGTCAAGGTCATGATCATAGAAGAGACGGGCGTAGGACCGATGATGTATGACGAGGACATTCCTGGACATCATCTGCCGGCAAGATACAGGGCGGTGGCGATATGACAGAAAAATGGTTGTGTATAGGCTGCAAAGGTTTGCTCGGGTTCGTTGAGGACAAAAGGACAGTGAGAATCAAGCGCAAGGACCTCTACATAGAGGTCGAGGGCGGCAAGGTAACGGAAACCTGCCCTCATTGCGGCAAGAGGAATACGATTACAGACGAAAACTATAAAGAGGCCCCTGGAGGTCCAACGCATTAAAAGGAGGGGGTGAAAAAATATGGCTTACAACGTACCAACATACGACACCACGCGATTTTCCTTCGGACCAGGGATCCTGTATATGGGGGTGCCGGGGGCGACTCCGTTGGTGGACGTCGGACAGGTAAAGGGAAGCTCTGAATTCTCCGTAGAGAGGACTATCCTCCAGGTGGAATCGGGCAGCCCAAAGTCGCTGATAGCGCAATACGTCACCAAAGAGCAGGTTAAGCTCAAAGTTACCGGAATCGAATGGGATCTGGACAACATTGCATACGTCCTAGGGGCCGGCACCACGGGGTTGACGGGAGCGAATGAAACCCTGGAATTTGGCGGCAATATGTCCATGACCAACAGGGCACTCAGGTTTGTACATAGGGCACCGGACGGATCGACCATCGACCTGCATATCTTCAACGCGCAGGGACAAGGCAAGATCGCGATTTCCTTCAAGGAAGACGACGTGCATGAGTTCCCGTTTGAGTTCCAGGCATTGGAAGGCACCAGCGATTTCGGAAATGCGGCGCTGGCGGCGAACAAAAAACTATTCAAAATCATAAGGACTAAAATCTGATAAGACAGAGGAGGCATAGAGATGTCCACTTTTTTTCCGGAAGGTAAGAAGATAACGGTCGGCGGCGAAGAGTTTGCGGTGAAGCCATTCGTGCTGACGAACAGGATTAAGGTCCTAAGAATCCTCGCCGAAACGCTGCTCGAATACAACAAGGTGAATCCGACCGTCAAAGTTCAGGATTTAGTGAATCCTGAAATAAAGGCAAAGGTTATTTTTGATATCATCGCGGTCGCGGGAGACCGGCTAATAGACGTTTACGAGATCGTCTTGGGCAAGGACAGGGAATGGCTCTTGAGCCACGACGTAACACTCCGCAATGAATTCGAGATCATCCAGGCGATTTCGGAGGTAAACGATCTCCCTTTTTTGTTCTCTCAGGTCAAAGGGCTGGCAAAGACACTGAAGCTTCAGAGGACTTCCTAACCGAAGCGATCTGTTTTTTGGCCAGAGAGTGCGGGTGGGATCATAACTTCATCGCGGACAATTTCACGATAGAGCAGATCAGGACATATTATGAGATCATCCAGAAGCAGAAATTACGGGACGCGCAACTCGATGCAATTTCGACGCTATACGCAACGGCAACGGCTTTTGGAAGCATGAAGAACACCGACTTCAAGAGGTTTCTGGACAAGTTTGATATGAAACCTATTGACGTCATGAAGAACATCGATGAGATGAAAGCCAAGGGTTTGCCGGTGGAGGATAAATAATGGGCGATTTAGGCGAGCTGATAGTAAAGATAACCACGGACTTGACCAATCTTAATGCCGGACTCAAGGCCGCCGAGGATAAGGTCAAGGCCACGTCCGGAAAGATAACTGAGCTTACTAATAAGATCGGCATCACCATGACGGCCATCGGCACGGTTGTTACCGGGGCGTTTGCGCTGATGGTAAAGTCCAGCGTCGACTACGCGGATCAGCTTTACATCGTCAGCCAGCAGACCGGAATCGCCGTCGAGAAGTTAAGCGAGCTTAAATATATAGCCGAGCAGACTGAGAGTTCCTTCGAGGCTGTGGCCCAGGGATTCAAATTCTTGAACCGCAATATGTATGAGGCGATAACCGGAAACGTCAAGGCGAACGAAGCCTTCCGCGCGCTGGGCATCACCCTGAAGGATGAAGTCACTGGGAACGCATTGGCGGCTGAAGAGGTATTCCTGAAGATAGCCGACAGGTTCAAGGGATTGCAGGACGGAAGCGCGAAGACCGCCTTGGCCATGCAGATCTTCGGGCGCGGTGGCCAGGCGCTGATCCCGGTGCTTAACCTTGGCTCCGAAGGAATCACCAGACTATCGCAGGAAGCCCACCGGCTAGGCATCGTCTTGACCACAGAGAACGCCAAAGCCATAGATGCGTTCAGCGACGGAACGAAGAGCCTTCAGGCTGCCCTAGGTGGATTGTGGCTTAATATTTCTTTGGTTATAATACCTGCCCTGGAGAAGATGGTGCGGTTCCTGACGGACGCCGCGGTAACCTTCAGGAAATTTTCGGAGGCGCATCCCGTCTTAATTAAAAACCTGTCTACCCTGGCCTTGGTATTCGGAGCGCTTATGCTGGCGATAGGACCGTTATTGATAGCGCTGCCGCCGTTGATAACGATGTTCTATGCCATGGACGTCGCCCTGGCTCCAGTATTAGGCACGATCCTGATCATAGCGGGGGCCATCGGAGCGCTGACCCTGATAATCGCGAACGCAAAAGGCCTCTGGGGAGGATTTCTTAAATTCCTTGAGAATCGGCCATACGGCCCGCCGCTTGAAATTGGCTCGCAGCCGGCCGCAGGGGAAACTTCCCCGGGAGCTGCCGCCCCAGAAACCACCGTTCTGGACGCAACCGTCGCCTTAGTCGAGAAGCACGCCCAGGCGCTAAAAGAAATCAACGAGGCATACCTTTCTGGGAAGATCAACGCTCAGCAATATTATGAGGCCATCAAGGGACTGCATGCCGACGGCCTCGATATCAAGCAGCAGGAACTCGACTTGCTGAAGCAATCTATCGAACTGGAGCAATTCGCAGCGGAAGCCGAGCAACAGAGAATCTACGTCATGCAGCAGGGGATACAGACCGCGCAGGAGTATTATCAGGTCAAGGCCGAGATGGCCAACCAGGACCTTATGGATCAGCAAAATACGCTTTCCTCCATGACGAATCTCCTGCAGACACTGCAAAGTATGCACAAGACTATTTGGCAGGGGATCTTCGACTTCGTCAACATGGGCGTGCAGAAAATGTCGTCCGGACTCTCCACGGCTATCTCTAGTAT